TCTGACTAATACCAGCTCAGTGTCGCCCAGCCTTCCGGACCTGTTCTTACCTACTGCTACATTGAGAAGTGTGTTCGGTCCCTCAACCATTGCTGTGTCTGCGCAGTAAAGGAACATCACAACATCAGCATCCTGCTCGATGCTGCCAGACTCCCTGAGCATGCTCATCGTTGGCCGCTTGCCGGCAAACTTCTCAGCCTCTCGGCTCAGCTGCGCCAGCCCTAAGATCGGTATGTTCAGCTCCATTGCCAGCTGCTTCAGCCCTCCAGTAATAGCTGCGATCTGGAGGTGCCTGTCCTTCCTGCCCTCATCTACACCGGGCTTGATTAGCTGGATGTAATCAATGATCAGCAGCTTCACTCCGTAATCCTTAACCAGCCTACGAGCGTGTGCTCTGATCTGGTTTACTGTCAGTGATGGGTTGTCGATTATATGGATAGGGGCTTTGCACAGATCGACAACCCTAGACGATGCCTTTGCCATTGTTGCCAGCCTGCCCTGCTCGTCAGCATTCTGGTTCAGGATGTCACCAGTAAGGTTCGTGTCTGACACGCTGCTAAGCATGCGCATGTTAAGCTCATCCTGTGTCATTTCGTAACTGAAGAAGCCTACCGGCACATCCTGTAGCACGAGGTTTTCTGCGATGTTGCCGGCGATAGCCGACTTACCTACGGAGGGACGCGCAGCTAAGACGAGTAGCTGTCCGCCACGCATCCCTCCGAGGATACGGTCAATGGATGGGAACCCTGTTGGTATCCCTACCTTCTTGCCGCTGTGTGCTTCCTCCAGCATCCCGATAACTCGCTGGAAGGATTCTTTCCTGTCACCTGTTGCAGTGGTGATAGATTGATTCAAACTGTAGATAACTGTTTCAGCAGTGGCGACGAGATCATCGAGATTGTCGCACTCACCGCTCGTCTGTGCGAGCTTGAGCCCTGCTTCCTGTATTACTCTAGCTTTCCGTTTGCTCTCCACCATCTCAGCCCAATAGAGCCAACTGATAGTGGTAGGACAGGCATCGACTGCGTGGTTCACATCGACTATTGTGGGGCTGTTTATTTTATCTGCACCCACAAACCTGTGGCAGAGGGTTTCAACGCCGATAGGCACCCCTTCTCGGTCCATTGCGACCATCTCCTCCCACATTATCCTGCATTTAAAGTGATGGAAGTGGTCTGAGTTAATCCCGAATGCAGCGAGGTCGTTGTATTTCCCCTGCACCGCAGCTCCTATGGCAGCAAGCTCCGCTGCCTGATCGTGTGGTATGTTGTATGTGCTCATCTCGTTATTACGTGTAGTTACACTGATGCATTAGTAACTGTTATCCTGTTGGAACCTCGCCTCCTCAGCAGTGAGACGACCCTTTGAAGAAAAACCATTGGTGACAGGTTCGGTAGCGATAGGCGTCCTGCGAGCCCAGCCCCTGAACATAGCTCTCCAGTGAATAAGAGGAGTGTCGTTGTGTATCCAGTCGTTCTCCTCGTAGTGATCGAAGAACTCTTCAGCGAGGTCACCCCTCCTCATCTGGCTGGCGAACTTCGTCACCTCCTCCTTCGTTGGCGTCTTCCTCTTCGGCTTCTCTTCTTCTTTACTACTACTACTACTACGTGCGCCACCGGTGTCATACTCTACGCCACCCGTGTCACACAGTATGACACCCGTGTCATACTGTGCGCCGCCGGTGTCATACTGTATGACACGGGCGTCACACTCTACGCCGCCGGTGTCATACTTTTTTGACTTCTCGATAGCCCGATGAACCGTTCTCTCACTGGTTCCGAGCACCTTTGAAATGTTTCTTTTTGACCAACGAGGGTTGGCTTTGAATACCGAGATGATCAACTTGTCCCCAAGTGTCAGGTCGGTCGAGCTGGCGATGCCTTCCAGCAGTTGTGTGTTGATTGCCATTATTCCACCTCTTCAATGATGTCGCTTCGTCGGACTATCTCCAAGAAGTCCTCAGCTTTTAATGTTACTAGAAACGGGTGGTGGTTACGTGTGTGAGCCACGATAGGCATGCGTCCATCAGGGCAGTCGCTTGATGCTTGAGCGAATGCTGACCACAGGTTCAGCCTCTCCACGTTCTTCACCTCCCAGTAAAGTAATGGCAGCTGGCGACACGTCACATCGCTGGACGTGCCATCAGCTGCCTTACCAGAGTATTGCTGGGTTCGGTAGGTGTGCTCAGGATCGAAGCCGGCTGCACGCAGGACATCACGAAACATGCGCTCACCCCTCTTCCCTTTTTCTCTCTGTGATTTTCCCATAATCAGAATGGATTCCTGTTCTCCTTAACTGGATCGTAGTTCTTAGCAAGCTTCCAAAGGTTCAGGCTGGCTTTGAACAGCTTCCATTGCTGGTCTATCTCAGCGGTAGACCACTCCTTTACAATGGGGTAGTCAGGCTGTAGCGAGTTGATAACAACGGACATGATCACCGGTCTGCGCTTCGGTTTGTTCTCCCAATCAGCGTACCAGTAAGCAGCCAGCTGCTGCGCCCAGCTTGGGTAGAAGCTTACGTCACTGGCAGTGGCTGGTGCGCCTTCCTCAGTCCGGACACGCTGTGTCTTATAGTCCAGCAGGGTAAGCTTACCATTCACGCGAGCGAGAGCGTCTACCTGACCTGCATAACCGAGGCTGGTATTGACTGCCACAAACTCAGTGGCAATCATTTTCACATCATTGTCCCTGATCCATTTGACGTATTGCTCAAACTGTGGAGCAACCTCAGCCCTGTCATCGGACAGGAAACCAGTCCTGTGGAATTCATCGACAGCGTTATGAAACATTGACCCGAACGCACGGGCGTCCACCATAATACGCTGAGACTCATTCCTGACAGCCTGATCAAACGTCTCCCTAGTCAACGGTCTTCCGGATGTGGCGTAATCAAACGCAGCATCAATGACCTGCTGCTGTTTCCACCTGTCCAGCGATGTGTTAGCCATCACCTTCGTAACTGTGGTTACGCTGGGTAGCCACCCGTTCTTACGTGCGTCACGCAGTGTGGTTGGGCGAAGCTCACCAGTGGATGCAGCTCTAACGGTGTGATGAGGAGAGCCATTGGCATCATACCAATGGCTCCCATCGTCTCCGCTTAACTCTCTACTGGTTCTGGTGTGGGGTTCAGCGGAGATAAACATTAAAACGCCTCCTGATTGTAGGGCTTGTAATCAACCGCAGCATACGCATCCTTCGGATCATCGACAGCAGTGCAGCTGGTAAGGTTGGAATAGATGCGCCCATCTTTTTCAGACTTGTTGTGCGTGAACACGAGGTAAGCAGGTCGGCCAATAACCTCATTCTCCAGAGCTTCCTTCGTGGGATATTCCTTAATAGGAACTTCCCAGTTAGTGAACAGCTTGTGAAGTTTGCTGTTCTCATTCTGAATGCTCTGAGGAATGTTGACCCACTCCCAGTGCACGCAGGGTTCAAACACACCTTCCTCTGTCTCAACCTTCTTATCGGTTTGGAACACGAAGATGACCTGATACTTCACCGACCCATCCATACCAGTCTTGGTGAACGGTTCGCCTGTCTTCTTGTTAGTGGTAACTACTTCCACGCACACTCCTCTGGCTGGACCTTTGGGGTGGGGTTGGAAGTCTTTTGATGCTTTGGTTTCGTTGCTTATGAACATTTCTTGTTCTTCTTTCTATTGTTTTGTGTTGTTGTTTCTCATTTCCATCGCAGCTTCAGCTGCATGAAATTTCTTTTCGAGTGCTTCGAGGTAGGACATGAGGTCATACACTTCTTCTCTCGCTGCGGTGATGAGTTGGGGAACTGTCATCCTCATCATACCTTTCGTGCCATCCGGATTGTGCTCTCGCATGCCGGCATTAAATTTCTCAGGAAACTCTTTCCCGAAACGGCACAGTGCTGAGTCCCTTAGTTCAGCGTCATTCATTTTAATGCCTCCCTGATTAGCTTGTTCGCTGCTTGCTGCATCGTGACCCCGAGACTCTTAGCGTATCGCTTGACTCTTGAGTGGGTGGTTTTGTTTACAATTATAAGGCGGTGTTTTCGTTTGGTAGTCTGTTCGGTGCTCATAGATGTGTTGTGTTGTGCTGTGTAATGACACAGTACCAATGTGTGTTGGTTGCGTCAATTCCAAAATATAATTGAATATAATTTCCAGTGTGGCAGGTTGGGGGTGCATCACGTAACCGAGAAAGTAGCTATATGAGTCACGAGACTGACCCGAATAAAAGACGCGATCCCAACAAAAGGTCTCAGACCTTTTACTTGCACAGAGATGTTGTTGAAAAGCTTAACCAACTGTCAGCAGCTAGTTTGTATTCGAAGACTGATCTGATAAACTACTGGATTGAAAAGGAACATCTGGAGCAGCAGCGATTAGGTAATTTAACGCCTCGCTGGGAGCCATTCCCTAAAGATTCGCCAGCTCCAAAAGGTAAGCGGAAGCGTGTCCAGAAAGGGCAACAGGTTGGTAGTTGTTGATCACGCTATTTATATTAGGAAGATTCAGCACGGATCGCCACACTTAAATCGTTCAAAGCTTAACCGAAAGTGTCACGTCACCGTGAATAATTGTCGGGTTCGAACCTGCGACACCTGCCGTGTGAAGGCAGTGCTCTACCACTGAGCTAAGCGTGCATTTGTTGCGAGTAAGCAACGCCGAAGCTACGCATCACAGTAAACCAATGCAACAATAAAAACCATAAAGGGCATCACGATGAGTAAGCAAATGACTTGGGATAATCTCATACAAATCTTCTGCGCCAATGGCAAGCAGACCACAAAGGACAGGAAGCTTAACGAGTTCAAACAGAAGAGGTGGCATGACTTCAAGCGCATGCCGGTAGCTGACACCACGGGCTCAGACTTTCTTGAATTAATCCAAAAAGGAGGGCAGATGACACAGGTATATCTGGCAGCATTACAGACGCTGGCACTGGACATCGGAGCCATCGGTCACCACATCCTGCCAAAGAAACACTGGCCCAAAATTCATAAGGAACAGAAGCGTGCCATCACCGAGGCTGAACACCGCATGTTGGTTTCAAACCTGCGCACGTGGCGTTGGAAGCTCTTCCTTCAGATACTATGGGAGACAGGTGCAGCACAGGCTGACGCTGCCTCGTTCCGCATTGAGAAGCTGGAAGGTAACGTGATTGAATACCACCGGCAGAAGACAGGTCAGCGTGCAGCACTGCGTGTCTCAGAAGAACTGCTCACCAGCCTTCACTCAGCTGCATG